ATATGCTAAAATAGTGATATCCACCCCCTAAACCCTTGATAACACTGACTTTCTGAGGAGCTGGAACTGACTGAATACGGGATTGAATACGACATATTTATATTACCATATATTCAAGTAGTTTTTCCACGGTATCAGTCCGCTGTTCTTCCGTTATGTGGGTGTATAAATCTAGTGTGATTTTAATAGTGCTATGTCCTAGTCTATCGGAAATGTTTTTGGGGTCCACACCAGCGCTAAATAACAATGAAGCGTGTGTATGTCGTAAGCCGTGGGGTGTGATTGGTTTTAGACCGTGGTCAGTTACGAAGCGTTTGAAATAGGGAATGAAATTATGAATATGTACCCAATCGCCCCGCTGATTTGTAAAAATGAAATTATCATCACCTTCAAAATGTTTGCCATTCTTGAAGTAAATCTTTATTTGGTCCTTTTTCCAATTCTTCAAGATTGAAAGAGTGTTAGGATCAATAGAAATCACGCGCTTACTATTTTTTGTTTTTGGTGTTTGAAGACTTTGTTTCTCCTTGATCCTGACCGCTGTTTTATTGACAGTGATTTTTTTACCTTCAAAATCAATATCAGACCACTTTAGGGCTAGGGCTTCCCCTTGGCGTAACCCGGTATAAGCCATTAGATGAACTAGCGGGAAGAAATAAGATAGCGTAGCATTTTGTGCTAGTTTTAGAAACTCTTTTAATTCTTCCTTGGTTAAGAAGTTCCCCTTCCTTTGGGTTTGCCGGCTTTTTGGCTTGATCACCTTATCAAAGGGGTTTGAATTAAGTATATCCATTAAGACGGCGTATTTAAAAATTCGATTAATGACAGAAAGATAATGATTATATAGGACGTAACTTTTACTTAACTCAATCACTACCCTTTGGCAGTATGTGACTGTAATTTGTTTTAGCTTCAGCCCCTTAAAGTGTTCTTCAGTCATTTTTTCAACCTTGGACTTGACATTTTCAAATGTGGTAGGCTTGACCGTGGTTTTATAATTTTCCAACCACAGGGAAGCTAGTTCTTCAAATGTCGGGTTTGGAATTTGGGAAGCCCCAGCACTTGGAAGGCCGTTTTCTTCAATGTCTAAAAGTAGGTTTCTTTCAGCTTGTTTAGCTTCCTTTTGGGTCCTGAATCCCCGGCGCGTGGTTCTTCTTTCCTTACCGGTCAAAGGGTCAACCCCTAAATAAGTTTGGAATAAATAACGGGTTTCCCCGCTTGTAGTAGTATATTTCTTTATCATTGTCTTTTCCTTTCTACTAGCTTGCCCGCATAGTTGAAAAAGTGAAATGAATTTGTTATACTACCCTTGTACATAGTATTTCTTTATCTTTTCCTTTCCAGCTTGCCAAAGCCGGGAAGGTTTTTTTATTTGTATAAAAGTTCGATTAATTCTATCCCTGAATCTGAAAAGATTCCTGAATCAATTAACTTTTGTTTGCTAGCTTCCAAATATTCCGGGTTATCTGACCTTTTAGAGATTTCTGACTGTTCGGAATAATAACGCTTAATGAAATTACTTTCTTCACCTTCTAAGCCTTTATACATTCCTTTAACGGATTCAGCAAAAGCCCTAACTTCCTTATTTTCCGGAAAAGCTTCGCACAATGGTGCTAGTTTAGAAAGATTGTCTAAGGTGTGTTTTAATGAATCTGAATAGATTTCAAGATCTGAAGTAGTCATTAATGGAATAGAATACTTCTCTATTTGTTTCATGGCTTCACTTGCCCCGGCAAGCTGATCCGTTTTTATTTTTTCTTTATCAATTATTTTTATATTTCCGTTTGTATCAGCCTTTAAAAACAAGGCTACTAAGGCGCAATATAAACCAACAAAGAAAGGTACAGTAGTCCAAAAGAAACACAGGGATAGGAAGCCTTTTTTCTTTTGGCCTGAATAGAAGTATTGCGCCCCAAAAATTCCTAAGAATACAGCTAAAAGAATATACATTACTTTATTACAAATATATTCTTTAGTTTCAATTCTATAAAAGCTATACCCTACCAATTCAGATTCCGGCGCTGTTCGCTTGGTATTATTACGGCTTCCATTCTTCAATGGTTTTAAAGGATCAACCGTTACTTTATGATAAACCTTGTTATAAATCGCCTTTTCAGGGTTCTTAATATACCCCATCCCTTTTTTTCCGTATAAGGGGTTTACTGATTTTTTTAAAGTTCTTTTTATTCTTCCGGTTGTCCTAGCTTTAAAACTCTTTTTAAGGCTGGGTGTTCTAACTCCAATTTTCATTTTAAAATTCCTTTCCCTAAATCAAGGCCTTATATTCTTCCTTGATCATTATTTCATCCGTGACAGTAGTAAGCTGGTAATACTCCATGAATTTCATATAATTAAAATCCGCCTTATTTTCTAATTGTGAAAGGGCGTCTTTTAGTAAATGGTGGATCATGTTTCTATTCGCTTCATTCTCACAGCGCACCCTTGCGTTATTATATTCCGCCGTGGTGTGGTCAAGGTGGCCCAATTCATGAAGTAACACTTTCATTCTTTCCCGCTTGTTTAGCTTGTCAGAAATGAAAGCGGTCCGGGTTTTAGGATCATAAAAACCAACTTCATCCGGCAATAAATCGCCGTTAAAAGTGTGTACGGTAATATCATAACCCTTTAAAATTTCTTTTTCAGTCAAGGCGTTATACCTATTCTTCAGTCCCCTTTAGATATGCTTCTATAATGGATTGAATTACTTTCTTCTTTTCTTCAGTTAATTCACGCCCGCCGAACATCATGACATTTTGGGCCATGTCTTCAACATTAAGGGCGGTTTGGCCTGATTGATCATTAGAAGCAATAGTAGGGGTTTCCGACTTCCCTAGTAAATAATCAACAGACACTTCTAAATAGTCCGCAATTTCTTGCAGGCGTTTGGTGCTGACATTTTGACGCTTTAAAGAATACAAAGTATTTCTACTATAACCCAGCTTTTCTTCTAGCTGATTTAAAGAAAGACCCCGTTTTTTCGATAATTCTTTAATTTTTTCAAACGTGTAAAGCATTGATTTATCAACCTTTCTTGGAGATTGACAAAAATATTTTAAATTATTTTATTAAAAACTATTGACAATTTTAAATAATTGATTTAAAATGATTTTTGTAAGTGATAAGCAACTAAAAAAACAACTAAAAAAACAACTAAGAAATAAAATGATAAAATCAAGTTTTGGCGAACCGGTTTTATTAAATTTGCTAGTGTTTTCTTATGTCTTCATTTTAAATTATCTGTTTAAAATTGTCAACAATAATTTTAAAATATATTTAATTTTTTAGTTGCTTTCCATTTTACGAAAAAGCAGAAAGGGGGGAAACATATATGCCGGATATTGACGTAGGACGAAAAAAAGTAGTTGCTTTCTTGGAAAAGAACAACATTAAAAAAAGCGATTTGGCTTCAGTGTACGGCCGGGACCGTCAAGAAGTAACTAACATTCTAAACGGTTCAACCCGTGGGCCAAAAGCAAACAAATTTATTCTGCAAGTCATTGCTGATTACAACATTGACTAAATAAAAAGAAGCACCCAAAGAATTGAGCGCTTCAAAAATTTTAACTACTTACATTATAACACAAACTAGCTTGCCCGCATAGTTGAGGGGGTGGAAATGGAAAATATAAGTTTACCGCCTTTGTTAAATGATGAAATAGCAAAGATGGCTATTAAAGAGCTTCTTCAATTCGCAAAAGAAGAAGTTAGAAAAGAAATGGAAGCTGAACAGCTACCAATTAACCAAAAGACTTTGTGTAAGAAATTTGGATTTGACCACAGCTATATTAAATATTTAAGACGGAAAGGCCTGAAATTCAGAAAGCAGGGCCGGGATAATATGTACGACCTGAAGGACGTATACGAAATTTTTGAACAGTTAAAGGAGATTGAACAATGTTAGAGCCAAGCCAAACAAGCCAACTTTTAGGAACAGTAATGACTGGTACGTTATTCTTTAGCGCTGGTTTCCTTGCTTCAGTGATTGACCACAGAATAGCAAAGAAGCGTGAAAAGAAAGCCCAAAAGATTGCAGAATTACAAGCGTTTTGGGATCAAGAAATAGCTGAACATGATCGGAAAGTTATTGAAGAATACAATAACCAAATGGCGATTTTAAGAAAACAGTCTATTTCTGATAATGATTGGAGCCTAGAAAATGTTCTTTAAAAAGTCTAGGAAAATCAAGAAACTTGAAAATATTATTGAGATCCAAGACAGCCGAATACTTGAACAAGGGGACCTTCTACGGGTGACACTTGAAAGAGAAAGAAAGCTTACAAGGATCAAAAATAAACAAGACGTCCTTATAAGAAATCAAAAAGAATTAATTTTGAAATATAAATTAATGATTAAGGAATACCAAGATAAAGAAAGAAATGTGAGGTATTAACTATGCTTTATGAATTAGTAGGGCAGTACCTAGATATCTATAACATGGATATTGATGAAGAAACCAAGCTGGACACTATCGAAGCGCTGGGGCTGGACGAAGAAATAGAAACCAAGGCGGAAAATTACGCTATGGTGATCCGGAACCTTGAAACAGAAAATACAGCTTACAAGGCTGAAGAAGAACGCCTTAAAAAGAAACGTGACACCAACACTAAAAAAATTGATTGGTTGAAACGTAACCTTCAGGGCGCTATGGAAGTAACAGGGAAAACCAAGATCAAAGGTAAGCTGTTCACTCTATCGGTCCAAAACTCAAAAGAAAGCGTTATTGTGGATGAAGCAAGTCTACCTAAAAAATATTGGGTGAAAAAGGTAACTGAAGCCCCTGACAAAAAGGGATTGTATGACCTTTTGAAAGAAGGTAAAAAAGTGAAAGGCGCAAGCCTTCAAGAAAATCGTAGTTTAAGGATTCGATAAAATGAAAATTTTAACTATTGACCCTTCTTCAAATAAGGCCAAAGACAGCACTTCAGGAATTGCCTACCTTAATAATGCCCGTTTAATAAATTATTGGGTAGTACCTAAGGGGTTACTACATATTAAACAGTGGTTTGATGAAATAGGTTATGAATTAACCCCGGACGTGGTAATAATTGAAAAATTTGAAGCGCGTGACAATGACTTATCAAAAGATAATTCAGTAATGGAAACTATCGCTTACTTTCAATTATTTTTCCCGGACGCTATTTTACAACGTAACGCCGGGTATCAGTCAGATATACCAAACGAACTATTAAAGGCCCTGAACCTTTGGAAGTTTAGTAAAAGCCATCACCAAGACGTGAGGGCGTCGGTCCGGCTGGGTTTATTTTGGGCCGTAAGAAATGACATTGAAGAAGTTGTTTCAGATATTGGAAAGGCGGTGATAGAAAATAGCGATACAGCTTAAAAAATGGCAAGAAGAAGCCGTCAAGCGTAGCGATAGACTAACAAACGGTATCTTTTTAGAAGCCCTTGGGGGCCGTGGCAAAACAATTTGCGCCCTTGAAATCTGTAAGCACAAGAAAGCTAAAAAAGTCTTGATCTTAAATAACCGCTTATCCATTCTTGAAGGCTGGAAAGACACGGTTCAAAAGTTTGGTTATTCGGATAATTGCGATTTTGAAATTATAACGGATAGAACTTTACAGAATAGGGTTAAAAAGGGCCTTAAAATCGCTTGTGACGTCTTAATAATAGACGAATGGCAGAATATGAGCAGTGACAAATTAAGGGGCTTATATCGCAAAATAAAGCGTAAATACACTATAGGGCTATCCGCTACCCCAATCCGGAAAAAAGGCTTGAACTTTTACCCGCTTGAAAAAACAATCTTTGGGCGTGCTGATCCAAATAATAAATTTGATTGGCAGAAAACGCATGGTCAAATGGTTTACGATCCGTTTTCTTACTCTAAAGAAAAATGGAAAGACTTTAAAAACTATGAAAGCTATGTTAATAATCTTCCTAACTTCTTCCGCTGGGAAGAAATTGAAAAGATTGAACAGGCAACGGAAAACAACGGCTACAAGATCCGCTTTTATAAGAATAGTTTGAAAGTCGGAAATCCGGAACTTTTGAAGAAGTTCAGAAAGTTGAATCTAGTAACGGTTGACGGAAAAACGGCCATAGCAAAACAATCCTTTGGCCGGGCTACCTTTGAACGTTACTTACAGCAAACCGGGGTAGAAGTTGACTTTCCAAAATTGAAACCAACAAACCAAGATACCCCGCTACTGACCACGCTTGACGGTTTAATAAAGCGAACCCCTGAAGATATGCTTATAGTCAGCAAGTCCAAACAGATTGTAAACGTGATCTATGAACGACACCCGAAAATAGGAATATGGACCGGGGACCGACAGGAAGGACTAGAAAACAAGGTAGTAGTTGCTACTAGTCAAGTCCTAGGCGTCGGAGTGGATGGCTTACAACACAAATACAAGACTATTGTAGTGCTGGACCCGGTAAGTGAAGAATCCGGGGAGTATAACGATTATAGGCAATTACTTTGGCGGATCACGGGAAGCAGACAACAACATGATGTGAACGTGATAGAGTTTTATTTTAAGGAAGGATAACAGATGAATATTGAAGCTATCGTATTCAGTACACTTATTTTCCTAGTAGGCTTCTTACTAGGGGAACGCGCAACAAAAGAAGAAAAGAAAGATAAAGAGGATTTAAACAATGACTAAAGTAACTACTAAATATTATGTATTCCGTGACAAAGAAGAAGGCGAATTTTTGGCTAAATACCAAAGTAAAGGCACACTTGCTTACCACGCAGAATATACGGATGAAATTCATAAAGCTTTAACAATGATTCCGGAAGCTTATGAAGCACAAAAGAAACAAATGAAATTGCTTGCTAAAGCGCTAGGCGCTGAAATCATTGAAGTCAACGCAACTTTTGAACTTACTTACCCTAACGGGGATGAAATCCGTGAAATTGAAAAAGATGATTCAGATGGCCTTGGTGACTTTGGTGAATTTCTAAAACGCCGTTTAGCTGAAGCAATTTTTGGGGAAGGTGAATAAAATGGCCTTTAAATTACCTGAAAATAAACCACAGATCCCAAAGGACACGCCCCGGAATTTCTTTTTCTATGGTGAAACCATGTCCGGGAAAAGCTATTTGGCGAATGAGTTCCCGGCGCCTATCGTCCTAAATACAGATGGTAACGCTGAAGCGAATACCGTCCCTTCAATCCAGCTTGTGAATGAAAAAGATGAACAAGGGCGAATTACTAAAAGCGTTATTTCTCAGATTGGTGAAATTCTTTTGGCCTTACAAACTCAAAAACACACTTACCAAACCGTGGTAGTAGATGTTATTGATGATGTAATTGAAATGATCAAAATTGCTGTTTGCGACGAATTAACACCGCCCGGAAAGCCTCGCTTGAAATCCTTGTCAGAAATTCCTTACGGCAAAGGATATGACTTCTTTAATCAAGCGATCACTGAAATGGTAATTGACTTGAAGGCCCTACCTATGAACGTCATTTATATCAGCCGGCAAGTTTCCGAATATGATGATAACGGCAACGCTACGAAAGACAAACCGAGCCTAAAGGATAAGTATGTAAACCTAATTAATGGTAATTCTGATTTGATGATCCACACTGAAAAAATTGGTAACAACTATAACAGGGAAGTGGAACGCAAGCGCAAGAAATACTACATGGATCAGGTTGATGATAAGGCTATCTTGAAAATCTTGTCAACAATTCGCGGGGCCTTGGAACCAGCAAAAGCACCAAGCAAGCCGGCACCGGCTAAGAAGGAAGAAGCCAAAGAAGAAAAACCAAAGGCGACTAAACCACAGAAACAAGAAAATATTTCTGAAGATGATCTTTTCTAATTTTTTTATACAACAATTTTAAATAGATAATTTAAACACAAAAGGAGAATTAAACAATGAGTTTACTAGACATTGCACAATCAATTAAAAAAGAGGGGTTTGACCCACGCAAAGACAGCGCAAACGGCCCGGCACCAATTCCAGCCGGTGAGTACCAAGCTATTTTGAAATCTGTACAGTTTAATGTAGCAGAAAGCGGATGGGAAAGCCTACAATATCGCTTTGAAATCCGCGGTGGTGATTATGACGGCCGGACTGAATATGTTTCATTCGGTACGCTTGACGCTTGGAACGGGAAAGATATTGGCTGGTCAGTACAACGTACAATCAAGTTTTTCCAGAAAGCCTTGGCCTTTGCAGATGATGCACCTTTAAAATCTGACTTTGAAGATGGTAAGGCGTTAGAAGAAGCTCTTAATCGTAAAGCGGTAGGAACCTACTATACTTTGGTAATCATTGAATCAGAAAGCAAGGGTAAAACATACCGCAACTATGATCTTGATGAAGCTGAAGGCCTACCAAACACAAGCGCCGTAGAAGTAAATGATGATGATCTACCATTCTAACATTTAGGAGTAAATAGGAATGGCTAGCATGAAGCACTACGCTTTACAATATCAAAAGTTAGGCTTTGCCGTCATTCCTATCAACCCTAAAAATAAAAGGCCCATGATAGAGTTTGCGGACAAGCCCAAAATGACAGCGGAAGAAATAGCGGAATTTTGGGACCAGCACCCCAACGCTAACATAGCCTTAAAAACTACTAACTTTTTCGTAATTGATATTGATAAGCATGGAAAAGAAAACGGGTTTGAATCACTCAAACGCTGGAAGTATTTAAACCTAATTGAACCGACCTTACAAGCCAAAACCGCAAGCGGTGGGAAGCATTTATTCTACTTCAAAAGGGAAGATAGCCCAATCACTCAAATGATTGGTTTTCTCCCCGGTGTGGATATAAAAGCACATGAAAATAATTATGTTTTGGTTGCACCTTCCGCGACTGAAAAGGGACAGTATGAATGGGACCTAGAAAAGTCAAGTGAAGGCGGAACAATGGTAACACCTTCTAAAGAGCTGATCCAAGCCCTGAAGAAGACCTACCAAGAAACACACGGGTATAAATCTGAAGGCCTGAAGGACCTGAAAGAAAGAAGCCTATACCGGGAGAAAAACCAAACAACGGATTTATTTGAAACTATCGCGGTAGGTTTCGGGGATGAAGGCGGACGCAATGACAAACTAGCTAAGTTTGTAGGCGGGTTGTTATTCCGGGCCGTGGATGAAGAACACGTTTTAAAACTTGCAGAAATCGCAAACGGAAATAGTTTAAACCCTTTACCTGATATTGAGGTAAAAAGGACAGTTGAAAGCATGATCAAGAAAGATAGAAGGGGGTGAGAGAGATTGGTAATGTAATAAGCATAGACAAAAACCCTAAATTAGTTTTAACGGCTAGTGGGGATATTAAAAGCACCAGCCCGGCGAATGTGGTAATGTCTTTAAAGGCGGATGAACAACTAGGGCAATATTTAAGGCGAAATGACTTTTCCCAAGAATATGAACTTACGCAAGAAATTAGGCTTGGAAATACCACGTTTCAAGCTGGGGAATTGCCCGCTAGTTTTGTAAGTGTTTTGACAGTTTATTTTGAAAATAATTTAGGGGTTGTTTATTCGCCAAACGCCATGAAAGCCGGCCTTGAAACTTTCTTTTCCGAACGGTCCTACAATCCGGTTTTGGAATACATGGAGCGCGTGGCCAAAGAATGGGACGGCCGGGAACGGATCGGGAAAATGTTTCAGCACTACCTAGGCGCTGAAGACACCCCCTTAATTTCCAAGATAGCGGAAATGTGGCTAGTCGGAGCCGTGGCCAAAGTCTATGAACCCTTTACCAAGTTTGATTATGTTTTAGACTTGGTGGGTGGTCAGGGAGTGGGTAAAACGTCCCTACTTCAGAAAATCGGTGGCCCTTGGTACACCGACGCCGTGACCGACTTCAACAATAAGGATAATTTTGACATTATGTTAAAAAGCCTGATCGTCAATGATGATGAAATGGTAGCAAGTAACCGAATGTCATTCGCGGAAACCAAAGCTTTTATTTCAAAAACTAGCTTACGTTACCGCCGGCCTTATATGTCCAAGACGGAAGAATTTGCGAAAAATTTTATTTTGGCCCGGACCACAAACCAACGGGAATATTTGAAAGATAAGACCGGTGAGCGTCGCTTTCTCCCGGTGCTGGTGGATGGCTCTAGGCAACAGAAACACCCTATGGAGATCGAACAGCCGGTAATAGATCAAATATGGGGGGAAGCTGTTTCAATCTTCAAAGAAGGCTTTGAATTGAAATTTGACGCGGAAACAGAAGCGGAACTTGAAACGTACCGGGAAACATTCATGTACCGGGATGAAGTTGAAATTCAGGTAATGGATTATCTTGAAATGCCTATTCCTTCACATTGGGAACGTATGACGGCACAAAGACAACACCAATACACCGCTTCATGGTTTGACAATTCTTCAGAAATCGAATTTGGGACGGAAGAACTCAAAAGAGTTTCAACCCGCGAAATCATGTATAACTTATTCATGAAAAATTCAAATGATCGGAAGCTTTCCGCAAAGATTAATTTGATTATTGACCATCTCCCGAATTGGGAGAAAAAAGCTTATAAAGCAAACGGAAAAACTATAAAAGGTTTTGTTAAAATTAACTAAAATATTATAACTTTGTGAAGAAAATTTACGGTAACCGATCGGTAACCTACGGTAACTTTCGGGGTGGAGATCGGTAACTTTTTGGGAGATCGGTAACCTTACGGTAACCGCGAAAACCCTTGGTATTACTGACTTTATTAGTACTAATTATATAAAAGTTACCGAGTTACCGTATTTTATAAAAAAAGTATAAAAATATTTATAAATAATAAGAAAGCCTATTATATCAACGTTTGTAAAAAATAAAATTAAAAAAGTTTTAAAAATACGGTAACCCGGTAACCGGGAAAATTTCACAAACTTTTTGAAAGGATAAATATGGAAAAAGAAAAGAGTTTTGAGCAAGTTTTGACCGAACTTGTAGAAAAAGATTTGATTAATGAGCCGGACCATTATAAGGGCAAAAACGGAATGGAAGTAATCGACGTGATCAAAAATTTCGCACCTTGTCCGGAATATGCTGAAGGGTTCTTTTTCGGAAATGTCGTTAAATATGTTTTACGACATTCAAAAAAGAATGGTTTGGAAGATCTAAAAAAAGCCCAAAAATATTTGGGTTGGTTAATTGAGTATTTGGAGCAGGGAAAGAATGAAACGGGAACTAATTGAAGATACGATTCAGAAATATCAAGATTTACTAGATGATGAAGAACATTTTCAACGGTTAAGAAATTTCTTCCCTAGAACAGCGATCCAACAACGGAAAGAATGGATCAGAAGAAGAATTAAAACTTTAAAAGAGGATTTAAAAAATGCGGATGAGTAAAAAAGTAAGTGACCTTGTATTTAGTACAAAGATGTGGTTTATCGCCCGTGGTATAGAGCAAGGGGACGTTAATAAGCAAGGCTTGAAACTGATTGAAGAAATGGGGGAGCTGGTTTCAGGTTACCTTAAAAACAAAGAAGACGTTATTAAGGATTCAATCGGTGATGTGGCCGTGGTGGTGATTGGTTATGCTATGATGGCCGGTGTAAGCCCTGAGTTTATTTTCTTTGATCGTAAAGAAGATTACTTACCTGACTTTGGCGGGGTTAACGCTTGGATTTGGATGATGGCAGATAGCGCCTTTCAGGCGAAAATTGCGCAAGATTTGGGAATTGAAAATACTATTAAATACAACCTTTCAAATATTATTCTTTACTTGGATTTGATTTGTAAGGAATTAGGATATGACTTTGTGGAATGTTTTAGCCTTGCCTATGAAGAAATCAAAGACAGAAAAGGGCGCTGGGTTAATGGTAGTTTTGTAAAGGAACAGGATTTAGAAGATGAATAAACAAGAATTAATTAAACGTATTAACGAGTTGCCTTATTTTGAAGGCCCTATCGCTTGTACGGTGACAGTTAATAGGGAATGGATATTAAATTCAATAGAACAACTAGACCAACCGCAAAAAGTAAAAGTTCCTTATTTTGTCGCGGATCTTATCGAATATGCAAAAAATCGCGATTGGGACCTAGAAGATATTTTTCTAAATATAGCTAATGAGCCGGATACTTCTGAAATTTCTGAATGGTTTTACACACAAGGGAATATGGACGTTATTGCCCTCGCTTGGTTGGATGGGTATGAAATCGAACAGGAAAAGCGGTACGCGATTAGATTTAAAAATATTCGCAAAGAAACAAACTACCTAAAATATGATAGGGTTGTTAAAAATTGGTATCTTGGGGCTGAAGAATTTTCCAAAGAAAGAAAAACATACCACACGAAAAAAGAATTAGAAAGTTCCGGTTTTGATTGGGTGTTTAATTGTCCGGGAATTGAAGTAAAGGAAGTGAAAGAATGATTCCAAAATTTAGAGCATGGGATAAGGTTGACAAAGAAAAATATTTTGCTGATGAAATTAATTTTAATTGTGGGGAATTTGAATCCATTGGAAATGGTATCACGTTCTTACGCGGGGCGGAAAAAATTGAGCTTATGCTTTCCACAAATACTAAAGACAAAACCGGAAAAGAAATCTTTGAAGGGGATATTCTTCAGATTGATTTCATTAAAGCTATTGTACGTTTTGGGCAATACCGCTACTATGATAACGCTGGTAAGGACGTTTTAACAGGCAACGGCTTTTACCTTGAATGTCTGAACGTCATGGATCCGGATTGTATTTCACCGTATGAAACGGATATCCTTGATAAAGCTGAAATTATCGGGAACATTTACGAAAATCCTGAATATGATCAAAACTTTGTAGGCTTCCAAATTAAGGGGGAATAATAATGGCGCTTGTGTACTTGAGAATGTTAGAAAATGATCGAATTAAAAATAATTTTATTATCAATACTAATAATATTAAATCTATTTTTAAATTTCAGGGCGTGAATAACTCAGGTTTCGAAGTATATCTAATGAGTGGTACGGTTTTTAACTTTAATCAGATTTATTATAGCGGTAATTTTGTAAACGTCCATACAATGGAACAACTTTACAGCCTTTTAATAAAACTAGATAGCGGGGTAATTCAAGATGGATCTTCATAATTTCTTATGCTTGCTATTTATTCTTGTGTGGGCGCTGGGCCTTTCGTGGGCTTGTATTGTGGCCTTCCGGGCTAACAGAAAGGGGAAGGATGAAAAATAAAGAAAATATACTGTTTATTTTATTCTTCCCGTGGGCCTTTATGGTTCTTATGGCTACTTGGTCAGTGGTCCAGCTTGAAGGCAAAATTAAAAGGCTTGAAAACCAGCCTAAAACGATCATTTACAAGGTTGATAATGCCGGGGGTATAATTGACCACGCCGGGAAAATAAGCGCTAAAAACGTCCTAGAAGGGCGTTATACGGTGACTATAAAAGGTTATGGTAATTTCCTAGTAACTAAGGAGCAATATGACAGCCTAAAAGTAGGGGATCCTATACCTGATTATCTTAAAATAAGGGGGAATTGAAACAAAATGGAATTAGATGAATTAATTAAAAAATACGAATCTTGGAAAACTCACGCTAGTGATGAAATTGAATTGGCCTATGTTACTCTTTTTCTTGCAGATCTCAAAAGTCTGAAAAAGAGCTGTACCGTGGAATTGACTGTAAACCGTGAAGGGGTTCAATTACTATGAGCAACTTTACAGATTTCTTTGAAGAATATGACCGCTTACGCTTTGAATATCGTTCTACGGAAGATTTCCTTACTTTTCTAGGGGTGGAAAATCCGGCTACTTTAGCGTGTAGGTTAAATGCTTATAAGAGGAACAAGCTAGTTCCGCCCCCCTTCCGTGCTTCAACTCTTTGAATTAGTCATGGATCCGGTATTAATTACTAATTGCATGGCTGACTACCTAAACGAAAATGAAACTCAAAATTGCGGGAAATTCGATAATATGGCTATGGAATACATTGATAAATACCGCAAGGCAGAAACTAAAACAGTCAAAGATCGAAGAAAGGCCCGGAAAGAAGCCTATAGAAACCTTATCAAAGAAAGGTGCTTACTGCTTGGAGTTTGATTTTTACGCCCGCAAGTTGTAAAAGGCTTCCGGGTGGTTAGTGTATCAAAAATTTTATTAAGAAAGGGGGTTGAAAACTCCTAAACAAATATAAATCTATCCGGGCGTCTGATACACGCGCCCAAAATAAAAAAAGCCGGCGTACTGCAATAACCGACTTTCTCTCACGAAACAAAATATATTAAATAAGGAGTATCTCTATTATATCATTTTTCAAAAGGAGTTACGGGGTTTGAGTATCGAGGCGCAGGATTTACTTGACGAATTGCAAAAATTAGACATTGACATAAAAAGCCGAATGGATGAAATTAACGAATTAGAAGCCGGGCTACTTTCAAGCCCTAAATTTCAGGCGGATAAAATTTCAGGCGGTAAAAGCCGGAAAGTTGATGATGTCTATACACAGTTGATTGTTATGAAAGAAGCTATAGAACAAGATACGGCTGAAATTATTGACAGAAAACTAGAATTAGGTAGAATGATCAATAAATTAAAGGACCCTAAACAAAGGACCGTACTAAGGCTTACTTACATAGTCAAAAAACACGTTTTGGATATCTGCAACGATTTAGACGGTATTTCACTACCTACCTACTACCGTTTAAAACGGTCCGCAATTTGTGAATTAAATAAAATCTTGAATGATAGTGAATGACATTCATTGTCAAGGCACGATTTAGACAATGTGTTACAATGGTATTTGTCAAGTAATGGGGATAAAACAAAGGCGTTTTATCCTTTTTTTATTGTATTTTATCAGAAAGGAGCCAAAAGAATTTGGGAATGACGGAAAGGCAAAAGATTTTTGCGGATCATTATATCATTTCATTAAACGCTACGGAAGCTTATTTTAAAGCTTATCCGAAAACTAAGAATGAAAGATCAGCACAAGCGAATGGGAGCCGGTTGCTATCAAATGATAAGGTAAAAGCCTATATAGATGAACAGCTTGAAAAACTGAAGTCCGAACGTATCGCAGATCAACAGGAAGTGCTAGAATTTCTTACTTCTGTAATGCGTGGCGAAGTCACTGAACCGCTTTTGGTCCTAGATGGTGAAGGGTATCAAAGAGTTGTAGAAGCAAAACCATCAGTAGCAACTAGACGGGCTTCAGCGGTTGACCTTGGTAAGCGTTACGGCTTGTTTGTGGATAGGCAAGAAATCACTCAACGGGTGGTAGAAATTGAGCTGGGAAGCTGGGATGATGAAGAAACCACAGATTAAAATAAAGATCAAAAACCCCAGCCGTGTTTTTAATAAGCACATATACGACCACTTAACCGACTATGACACTTTCACAGAAATACACTACGGCGGTGCTTCTAGCGGGAAAAGTCATGGAGTAATTCAAAAGATAGTATTTAAGAGCCTTCAGCCTTGGAAGCACCCAAGGAAGGTTCTTTTTTTGCGTAAAGTCGGTTCTAGCGTTTATGATTCAATCTTTGAAGACGTCAAACAATGCTTGGAAACGTGGGGCCTACTTGGTGCATGTAAGGTTAATAATTCCGCTTACCGGATCAAACTACCAAACGGCGCTCAATTCATTTTTAAAGGGTTAGATAACCCGGAAAAAATTAAGTCTATTAAGGGGATCTCAGATGTAATCATGGAAGAAGCTTCAGAATTTACTTTAGATGATTATACACAGTTGACCCTACGGCTACGGGATAAGAAACACCCTAAGAAGCAGATCTATTTGATGTTTAACCCGGTTTCTAAAGTGAATTGGGTATATAACGCCTTCTTTGTTAAGAAGCCTAAAAATACCGTTATCTATCAAACGACTTACAGGGATAACAGGTTTCTTGATGATCTCACCAAGGAAAATATTGAGGAACTAGCAAACCGGAATGAAGCCTATTACAAGATTTACGCGCTGGGGGAGTTCGCAACGCTAGACAAGCTTGTATTTCCGAAATATAAGAAGCAACTCTTAAACAAGGAAGAATTAAAACAATTCCCGTCTTATTTTGGCCTTGACTATGGTTTCATAAATGACCCTAGCGCCTTCATGCACATTAAAATTGATGATGAAAATAGACGCTTGTATATCGTGGAAGAATATGTAAGAAAGGGCCTGACTAATGACAAGATAGCGGAAGCAATAAAAGCCCTTAGGTATGCTAAAGAGATTATTAGGGCGGATAGTGCTGAAAAGAAATCTAATCAGGAATTAAGGAACCTAGACATTCCACGGGTTATTGATGTTATGAAAGGCCCCGGATCAGTTATGCAAGGGATTCAATACATACTACAATATGAAATTATCGTGGATGAAAGATGTGTAAAGACTATTGAGGAATTGGAGAATTACACTTGGAAGAAGGACCGGGCAACTAATGAATACATTAATGAGCCGGTGGACAGCTATAACCACTGCTTGGACGCTATGCGCTACGCTATCCAAGATAGAATTTTCCAAGCTAAGAAAGAATTAGACGTTAATAAGACGATTTCAAAAGTTAACCGATTATTTAGAAGGTAGGTAGAAAATGGATCATGTAAATGAATTTGAACACGGTTTAGATATTAATACAGAAACTAGAAGCGATTCTTTACGCTTCGACAGTGCTTCTAATGAACCCTTCAGATATTCTTCTAGTGAAGCACTACTAGAAACCCCTGAAGGAAAGAAAGCCTTAAAGGATATGTTAGGCGTATTCTTTGATAGTCAGAAAAAGCGCTTGCGTATTTTGGCTTCTTATGCCAAAGGGGAAAACCACAGTATTCTATACGGGAAGCGCCGGCTAGATAAAGAGAAAGCCGATTACCGCGTAAGGCACCGCTGGGGTGGTTATATTTCAAGCTTTGCCACTTCTTACGTTATCGGGAACCCGGTGACCGTGGGAGTGCTGGAAGGTGGAAATAAAGACCAGCTTCAATCAATCAAAGAAATTGAATGGAATAATGATATTAACGCCCTGAATAATGATCTAGCCTTTGACGCTTCAGTATATGGCCGGGCTTATGAGTATCACTTCCGGGACCGGGATAATATGGATCGGGTTGTATTAATTAGTCCCCTTGAAATGTTTGTTATTCGTGATTTAACGGTAGAACAAAACATAATCGGGGCGGTTCACCTTCCAATCTATAACGGAATGGTAAACATGACGGTGTACACCAAAGATCAGGTAATCACCTATAAACCTTTTGTCCATTATTCACCTAGCCTTAAAGTGGATGAAATCACCAAACACAACTACAACGATATTCCGGTTGTGGAATGGTGGAACAATCGCTATAGAATGGGCGACTATGAAAGTGAGATCTCCCTGATTGACGCTTACGACGCTAGCGAATCAGACACCGCTAACTATATGAGTGATCTCAATGACGCCATGTTATTGATTAAGGGGGACTTGGAAGCTATCGGGGCAACGGCTGACAATGTAGCCAAAATGAAGGACGCTAATACGCTACTACTTCAAACCGGAATCAGCGCAACGGGTCAGCAAACGACAGCGGACGCCGGCTATATTTACAAACAATACGACGTAAGCGGAACGGAAGCTTATAAGAACCGTTTGGCGAATGACATTCACCGCTTCAGTCGTATTCCTAACCTAGATGATGATCGTTTCAATTCCACACAGTCAGGTATTGCCTTACTTTATAAGATGATCGGGCTGGAACAGGTACGCAAAGACAAAGAAACATACTTTACTAAGGCTTTGCGCCGGCGTTATGAATTGATCAGTAACATTCATAAGGCTGTTAATGGTCCGGTAATCGAAGCGAACAAGCTGACCTTTACTTTTCACCCTAATATTCCTCAAGATGTTTGGACTGAAATCAAGGCTTACATTGAAGCGGGTGGGGAAGTATCACAAGAAACCCTTCTTAATAATGCAAGCTTTACCGATTATGAAACGGAAATTGACCGGATCAAGAAAGAAGAAGGCGCAAGCGATTTTGAAAGAGCGAAAAGCGTAGGTGTGGTAGATGAATCTGAAGATAGCGGACAATAGGAGATACAACGCCGAACGAAAAGCCCAAACCGCTTTAATGAAACGGGATTTGGAGCGTGAAAGGATCTTGGTTGAAATCTATCAGGAATCTTATAACCGCCTTCAGGCTCAAATAGATCGCTTTTATATCAACTATGCGGGTCGTGAGGGTTTAACCAAGCAAGAAGCCATGAAACGGGCTGACAAAATGGACGTTACCAAGTTCAATAAAAAGGCTTATAAAGCCGTAAAAGAAAAAGATTTCAGCCCGGCTACTAATGAATGGTTAAGAGTTTATAACCTGAAGATGAAAGTAAGCCGGCTTGAACTCTTAAAAGCTGAATTAGACTTGGAAATACAAAACCTTACAGCGGAAACTTATGAAATGTTTGATAAGGCCCGTAGGAGCGAAATACTAAGCGAATTTGAGCGCCAAGCGGGGATTTTGGGTAATTCATCCAAGGGAGTGAAAAAGCGCCTAGAAGCGATTTTAGACGCCGATTTTTACGGCGAATCTTTTTCCAACCGTGTTTGGGGAAAAACAGGGCTACAACAAACCTTACAAAAGGATGTCTTTGCTTCCCTGAACCGTATCTATACGGATATGATGGGTTATAAGCAGGAACGGGACCGACTAGCCAAAAAATACGGCGCTAGCCGGTCAAGTGCTGAAAGGTTGATCAAGACAGAAATAGCCCGAATCAATGCGGACACACAAAAAGAAATGCTGGTGGATGGCGAGTTCACACATTTCATTTTCGTGGCTGAACCGGGAGCGTGTGAAATATGCGCCCCTTTGGACGGCAAGGCCTTTCCGGTTGATGAATTGGAAAAAGGCGTGAATATGTACCCTATGCACCCAAATTGTAGGTGCTCAGGTTATGGACATATCGAACTAAAATATAAAAAAGGTGGTAGCACCTTAAACGATTTTAAACTAAATGATGAGGATGAATAATGAAGTTGTTTCAAAAGATAAAAAGTTTCTTTTTACCTAAACACCCTTTATTGATAACACACGATAAAATTTCAAAATCATTTTTAAAAGGCCTTGAAGAAGGCCTAAAAAAATAAACTGTATATCTTTATACGGTTTTTTATTTTTGTCCAAACCGTGCTGAAGACGTTAAAAGTTGCATGAGTTCGGGGGGGTTGCCCGTAAAAGCGTAGAAAGGAGCCTACTAATGGCAGAAGAACAAAATACACAGGTTGTTGAACCACAAGCACCGGAAACAGTTGAGGAAAAAGCTAGCACTCCGACACAAGAAGCCGAAAAGATGGTATCAGTGGCCGAAATGCAACGCCGTTTAAAATCCTTGGAAGAAAAACACTCCAAAGATACAGCGGACGCAATTTCTAAAGCCTTGGAAAAATACAAGGCAGAAAGCGAACTGACCGGCAAGGAATTGGAAGAATACCGCCGGAAAGAAGCTGAAGCAGAAAAGCAGGCTTTGCTTGACAAGATCGCAGGTTTAGAGAAAGAACAAACCAAGCGGGAATTGACAGATGAAGCTATTAAAACACTTTCTAGCCGGAAACTTCCGGTCAATGATAAAGTGATTTCTTTTGTTGTTAAAGATACCGCTGAAGGTACTTTGCAAGCTATTTCAGACCTTGAAAGCATTATCAGCGAGATCAAGGCTGAATATTCGCAATCGGAACCCCCTAAAGTTTCATCCGAACTTAACGGGGCCGAAAGCACAGATAAAGGGGAAATCTTTAGAAGTTCCCGAATCATTAAATAAGACACCTTAAAGGAGAATTTTAAAATATGACAGTACAAACTTTTAACCCTGATAAAGTCCTAGTTTCAGAAAAGAAAGACGGAACTTTTACCAAGAAAATGACTGATATCATTATGAAGGACGTAGCAGAAAACTCCGTAGTAATGCAACTTGGACAATATCACGAAATGGATGGTTTGCAAGAAAAAACCGTTTATGTCCAAACAGATGGAGTTTCAGCTTATTGGGTAAATGAAACCGAAAAAATCAAGACTGATAAACCTGAAGTCGTTCCGGTTACTCTTAAAGCCCACAAATTAGGTATTATCCTAGTTGCTTCCCGTGAAGCCCTTAACTATACATGGGAAAAATTCTTTGAAGACATGAAACCGCAGATCGTGGAAGCTTTCTATACTAAGATTGATGAAGCTGGACTTTTGGGCCATGAAACACCTTTCGCAAACTCAGTAGCTAAGTCCGCTAAAGATTCAAACCAAGTTGTAGTTGGTCCTATCAACTATCAGAACCTTCTTGAATTGGAAGATAAGCTTTATGAAGCGGATATCAACCCTAATGCCTTTGTTTCTAAAGTTCAAAACCGTTCTGCATTGCGTGAAAGCCGTGACGGTGATAAGAAATCAATTTACGACAAAGCAACTAATACCATTGACGGTATTACTACGGTTGACCTTAAATCAAAACAATTTAAGAAAGGCGACCTTTTGGCCGGTGACTTCAACAGCTTGATCTATGGCGTTCCATATAACATTAACTTCAAGATTTCTGAAGAAGGCCAAATTTCTACCATGAAAAATTCAGATGGTACGCCAATTAACTTGTTTGAACAAGAAATGGTAGCGGTCCGCGTAACTATGGACATTGCTGTAATGGTTACTAAGGCAAATGCCTTTGCTAAATTGACCGCTTCCGCTGAAAACGTCTAAAACAGATTAGAAAGGGGTAGTCAATGGCTTATATTGTAACTAAGAACATTATTGACACCAAAGATAACAACCGCTTTTATGAAGTCGGTGACCTATACCCGCGCCCTGATTTCACAGTATCAGGCGCCCGAATTGCTGAGTTAGTCGGTAAAGGTGTGATTATTGCGGAAGGTAAAGCGGAAGCACCAGCACCAGCACCAACCGAAGAAGTGGCGCCGGCTGAAGAAGCTGAAGAAAAACCACTTGAAAAATTGAAAGTGGCAGAATTGAAAGAGTTACTAGAAAAATCAGGCGTAGAATATGAAGCGGACGCCAAAAAAGCGGATCTAGTAGCACTTGCCCAAACTATCGAAGGGGAATAAAAGCAGATGGAAGTAACCCAACTAGCAAAAATTAAACGTCGGTTGGGTATTGATCCGACTGACAATTTAGAAAATGATTTGTTGACCGATCTAGTGGAAGACGCTGAAAGTTATTTCAAAGGCCTGACAGGCACGGCGGAAATAGCTAGTAAGTATAATTTCATGATTGAAAACGTGGTGTATAAGCTATACGGCCGGAAAGGTTCCGAGGGTGTAACGTCTGAAACGGTTGACGGTTATTCTGTTACCTATCAGGAATGGGATAACCTATTCAAACCATACATGGCCATTCTTAATAAAGACTTTGGCCTAGACGGTTCACAGCGTGAGCGTGGAAAGGTGTTTTTCCTATGAAGACACCAAACCGAATTACCTTAATTTGTGGGGGGCGTAAGAAATACAATCCGGAAACGGATAAGTATGAAACGGAAGCAAGAAAGACTATAATAGTCCCTTGCTTGGTGAATAAAGTCACTCAATCAAAAGTGTTTGAATTGTACGGAAACCGGACAGATATAGTTATTTCTTGCCGGTTTCAAAAAGAGCAAGCGCCTTTTGATCAGGCTGTTTTTAATGACGATACCTATGAACCTATTGAAGCGATTGACGCCCCTATAAAAGGGGCTGTACGCTTGAAAAAGGTAGGGCCTAACAATGGTTAGTGTTAAATGGCACGGCTTGGAAAAGTTGACCATGACCATTTCAAACGCACACCCAAACGCCGTAAAGCTTTCTATAGCGGTCTTGAAAAACAACGGTGAGCGCACTAAGGCAGTAGCAAAGAAGAAAGCCCCTGAAGACACGGGCTTTTTAAAAAATCATATTACTACTTCTTACCCCGGTATGGAAGCACATATTCACGCACAAGCCGGGTATTCCGGATATCAGGAATATGGGACCCGGTTTCAGCCGGGGACGCCATTCATGCGCCCGGCGGTTCAGGAAATTCAACCGCAATTTCAGGAAGACATGACAAACGTAATGAAAGGGGTGTTTAAATGACGCCAAACCATGAATTATTTAGATTAATTTATCAGTTGGCTGAAGCAAAAGCACCAACTTTTGACTTTTTGCCGGAAGCTGGGACAAAATACCCCTTTGTCTATATAGGTGAAAATACGGCACAGGAAGCCCAAAATAACGACCTTTGGGGAACGGTGGGCCAAACGGTCCATATTTACGCTACAAGGGCACAACGGGCCATTTTGGACGATATTTCAGCCTATTTAGAAACGCTTGTCAAAAATATTTCCGGGAAGTGGGAATATAATTTAAACCACACTACTACAAACAAACAGATCATACCCGATAATACAGATGTCCAGCCATTGCTTCATGTGGTCTTGGACTTTTCTTTTACCTATACGAAAAAGGAGAAAAAATAACAAATGGCAGAATTAATCCAAGGAAAAGACTTTATCGCGTTTTTCCGACGTGTTAAAGATCAAAAGAAACAAGACGCCGGAAAAGTAAGATTTCAAACGGAATTGACTTTGAACGCTGAAAAAGAAGTAGAAACCACGAAAACAAAAGACGGAGTAGTTAACTCAGTTTCAGACGGTGAAACTTCAGGCGAATTTACTTCACTAGCATACCGCGAAGACAAAGACACGGTAAATATGTGGAAAGAAATGCGCACTTGGTTCCGCAATACGGATAAAATTGAAGTTTGGATTGTGGACCTTGCAAGTAAGTTTGAAGAAGGCGGAAAGGAAAAATATGATGTGGAATATTACCAAGGATTTTTCAAAAACTTTGAAATTTCCGCGCCCGCTGATGATAAAGTAGAACTTACTTATGAAATGGCTATTGATGGAAACGGTGTGATCAGTACCGACACACTCACAGAAAGCCAAAAATCAGCCATTAACAAGGCGCAATACGAATACCACACTTTGGCTAAAGAGGGCGAAGGTACAGGGTTACCAGCCTAATTTTTCAGGGGCTTTAAAAGCCCCTTATTTTTTTGGATTTAAAGGAGAAATAAGACATGATTTTAACTATCGGTGGAAAAGAATATACTTTACATTTTGGAATTGGATTCTTGCGTGAGATGAACAAGCTTCATTCAGCGGAATTAGAAGGAATGAAAACCGGTTACGGTGCTATGACACTATTCAACGCCGGAAAAGCCTTAAATGACCCTTTGGCCTTCATTGACGTGATCAAAGCCGGGACAGTAACGGAAGCACAAAAGCCGTCTAATGAAGCTATTGAAAAATACCTTGAAGAACTAATCTTAAATGATCAGTATGACAAAGTTATTGAAGACTTGGTTAATGAGTTAAAAGCGTCGCCCCTACTCAAAAAGGCAATGAACCTAGTAGAGTAGGGAACTCCGAACAGTCAAGTTCTAATTTTGGCTATGATGAAGCCCTAGCGCTCCTTATTGCCCGGCACGGTATGACCTTCCGGGAAGCAATGCGGACCACGCTAGAAGAATTTGAAATTTATAATATGGCCTACGCTATTCAGCAAGAAGATAAACGCCTAAACTCAGCTATCCAAGCTTGGTTTAATCAATCTGTTAAAGCGCAAAAAGGCCGGGGCAAGTCAGCCCGTCCAGCGTTTAGAAATTTTGAAGAATTTTATAACCATAAAGAAGAATTTGACAGGATTTTCCAAAAAAATCAACCTACAAAAGAAACCGTACCGCCTAGAAAACTAGACATGGCGGAACGGAACAGATTAATAAATCAAGCAAGGAAAGGGGGTAATTAATGGGAGCAGATTTTGACGTAACGGCCATACTGAAGGCGAACGTTTCAGACTTTAGAAGCGGTTTAAAGGAAGCCCAAAGCTCTTTAGAAAGCTTACGGAATCAAACCGGGTCAAGTCTTGAAAAATTAAGCGGTTCACTTCATGGCGTCGGTGATTCCATGATCAAAGTAGGGGCCGGAATGACAGCCGGTTTCACTTTGCCGGTGGTGGGTGCTATCGGTGGAGTGGTCAAGTCGTTTGCAAGTCTTGAACAGGCCGTAGGTGGTATTGAAACCATGTTTAAAGGTTCCGCTGATACTGTTATCAAAAATTCAGAAACAGCATACAAGCGGGCCGGTGTTTCCGGTGTGAAATACATGGAACAGGTAACTTCATTTAGTGCTAGCTTGCTTCAGGGGCTTGGTGGTGATACAGCACAGGCCGCCAAATATGCGGACATGGCCATAGTTGATATGTCTGATAATGCGAATAAGTTCGGTACTAACATTTCAGACATTCAAAACGCTTACCAAGGTTTTGCAAAAGATAACTATACCATGCTTGATAACTTGAAACTTGGTTATGGTGGTACACAGGAAGAAATGGCCCGGCTGGGTAA